GAAAACACCGATACTGAGGAAGGCTATTACGTCTGTATCAGAACGAGAAGATACAGGTAAGTTTATACAAAAGAGAAACGTAATATTTGGTGCAAAGAAAGAACTAAAGAATGCTATAGAGTCAAGAGATGTAGAAGAAGTTAGAAGGGTTAGAAGCAAGTATCCCAAAGAGTTAAGAGTATATGGAATAATTAGAGCCATAAACACTAAGAGACAAAAACTTACATCGCTTAGAAATAAACTTATAAGAGCAGAAAAAACGGCTACAAATAAAAAAATATATGAAGCTAGAATTAAACGTATTGATAAACAAATACAAAATTTAATAAGTAGAGGTAACTCTGTAATGAAAAATATACAATTAGATTTTTTTACAGAGTATGGGATAACAGGATACTAAAAGTACTATGGTACTTTTGGTTTTATCTTTTTTGATTTCTCAGCAAGCTTACTAATTTGATTATGGCGATATTCTACTTTATGACGTATCTCTTTCTCCAGTTTTTCTAGCTTTTCTCTTTCTTTTTCGTTTTCTCTCTTTTCCCAATTAGCATCTATCTCATGTTGTTTTTCTATTGCTTCAGCAGTTGCCGATGCATACCCTGCTATATCAACCCAATTATCTTCTCTGCCTCTGTCTTGCTTCGATCTAGCTAATTTAGCTAATATGAATAACACCCCAACATCGTAACAGGATATATCTTTCCCAAGATGGCAAGACCATAAGTCTGCAATCCTAGTAAAATTGTCAAAAGGAGTTCCGTAACTGTCGCCTCGTTGCCCTACAGCCTCCATTGCTTTATCTAATATATCATCTTTCTTGGTCATTTTATGTTCACCTTTGTAAATAGTGGAGTTTCACCCATAAGCCTATCTTCTGCTATCTGAATGTAGTCTTTGTTAAGTTCTATAATCGTTGCGTTTCTGTTTAATCGGTCTGCAACTAACCCTGTAGTTCCTGATCCACCAAAGGGGTCAAGAACGTGTCCGTCTTTAGGAGAGCCTGCTTTGACACATGGTTCTATTAGATCAGTGGGAAAGACTGCAAAGTGTGCTTCCTTGTAGGGTTTAGTGTTTACTGTCCAGACAGACCTTTTGTTTTTAGTCTCTGGCATCATGTCACGCTCTCGTGTCAGACCATTAAATACATTTTCTTTGTCTTTAGAGTTCTCTATGTTGATAGGTGTCTTACCACCCCATCGGCTTTGACTAGCTTCTTCTTGTATAGCTTCGTGGTCAAAGTAATAATGTGAGTTCTTACTAAGAAGGAATATATACTCATGTGCTTTAGTGCATCTGTCCTGTACTGACTCTGGCATGGGGTTCGGCTTGTGCCAAATAATATCCTGTCGTAGATACCACCCATCTTCTTGTAAAGCGAAAGCGACTCGCCACGGTATCCCCATCAAATCTTTCTGTTTTAGTCCTTGAATCTTGTTTGCTCTGTGTGGAGAGACATCTGGTATGTCTTGTCGTGTTGCAGACACTGTTTGCTTTGTTTGACCACCGTCTGAACGGTAGTTGTGATAGGAGTCCCCCAAATTAAGCCACACAGTGCCGTCTTCTTTTAGGGTGTCTCTGACTTCACGGAACACCTCTACAAGCCGTCTGACGTAATCCTGTGGGGTCAATTCTAAGCCAATTTGCTCATCTTGACGTTTTGCACCACAATTTGGGCATTCTTGACGATAAATTGCATCTCCGACCACATCTCCGTGATCATACATATTTGCGTGTCCTGTTGCAGTGTCTTTAGATATCTTGGTTAGACGTTTATGTGGGCAGTTGGGGTCACCACCCACCCACGTTCCTGTATTGTAATCTCTCAACCCATAATAGGGGGGCGAGGTAACGACAGTATCAAAGTGATTTCTAGGAAGTGTCTTTAGTACATCAAGACAGTTGCCAATTCTAATACTTATCATCGCTTAGATTCCATATACTTTGCTCGTAAGGATTTAAACTTAGATTGTGCGAGTTCATTGTGTTCCAATTCATTTCGTGATCCAATATTCAAATATCCTTTTAGTGCTATAGTACAATCTTCTTCTGATTTTATTTTAAGTGTTCCTAAAGGCTTTGATTGAGTTTGCAATACTTCCCAAAACTCTGGTTCTTTGCAACACATTATAGCACTCTTCACAAGACGTTTTCGTTCAAGCTGATCTGGACTTATGTCTGGTTCTTCGTGGTCATTTATCCTAACCATAGCTACCCCATAACGTGTGCCAACCCAATCTCTGAATAGATCATCTGGCACATCGTCTGGATGGACACACAACCTCAAGTTAAAGCCATTCTTATCTTGCGTCATAGACACTTTAACTGCTTCAAATTTGACTGCTATATCTCTTATATCACTCATCTTGCTTCTCCTCTGATGGTGTTGCTTTTATTGAAGACACACTTTTAACTTCGTAATCAATATGATTCATCTTGTCGTATCGTTTCATTGCAGTAGACGTTTCTCTTTCTTTAGCCATCTGTTTGGCTTCAAGTTTGTTTCTTGCTCTTATACGTCTTGTTCTTCGGTATACAACTTCAACGATAACATCAAATGACATCGCTCGCAGATAGTCAGTTGTTCCTCTGTCTAGTTTCATTGTACTTTCTCCATTTTTGATCTGCCCATTCGATGGGGTCTATCCCCATGTTCACCCACCATTTCTTCTCGTTACCAAAATGATGGATGCTCATGTGGTGGGTATGGCAGATAGGAACTACCCAATTATCCCCAACCTTTAATGCAACACCTCTGGGTTCTGCATACATAATATGATGAGCCTCACTTTCTTTTCCACAAATCAAGCAAGGCTCTTGTCTAACTAAAGCTAAGTACTTCTTGTCTCTAATCTTCAAGACAACAAGTCATCTAGAGATGTTGGTTTCGATGTTGTAGGTTGATGATTCGGCACAGGCTCTTCGCCATCTTTCCTATCACGGTGGACACTCCCCCTAACTGTGAGATACTTCTCTGGGTCTTTCCCATCTCTTGGCTTAGTCATGTTAAACCAACCTGCAATAGATATCTTAGGTTTGGGGTCATCGTTAGAATGTATTCTATCTTTGTACAATAGATACTGTTTATGTATGTTCTCACACAACTCCATAGTCAACTCAAGATCACCAATCATATCTGGTTGGGAATCTTTCTGCTTGAATTTGTTGTTGTTAAGTCTTCCGTTAAAATAAACTTTATCACTCATTATGTTTCTCCTTGTGTTAGTGATTTCATTGTATCTGCCGTTTTTCCTTTAATTTGTTTCATTAACTCTGCATCCTTACCTATAAGTTCCAAAGCCTCTGAGTTGGTCTCGACATAAGTCTTGAGAGTTTGTTTACTTTTGCAATGACCCATAAACTCTACAAAAATCCTAGCAACGGCTACTTGATGACTCTTGCCTTTAACTTCAAGAACATCTTTCTTTTCTCCTGTAGGTGTATTGACGAAACCTATAACCTTTGTCGATTCTGCTTCTTCAGGGGCTTGGGTTTCTTTTTGTACCATAGTACTTTTTGGTTCTACTGTGGTTGAGTTGCCGTCATCATCTGTCTCTGGGTCACATTCTAGGTTCAACATGGATTGCAATAGATACCTTCTCATGTAGGTGATGCCACTACCAATAGCTTGGCTACCCTTTTTCGTATCGTCAAGACAACTAACCTTGCTTTGTAGTTTCTCACCAGAAGGCAGATGGTAAAGAGTACAAACTAATAAGTTTTCTATTCGGTTGTCCATATTTATTACCTCTGTAGTAAAAGATATATGAACACCATTATCTTCTAGTGGCTTCTTGCAAGAGTCAAAAACATCCATAAGGGTAGAGTATTTACTACCGAAATGATCGTTTCTCCCAGACTTTTTGATTTCTGAAAAACCTTGCCCCCTAGCTTTTTCTATAGCTTCAAATATTTTTTCTTTCATAGGTTCACTCATAATTCTCTCCATATATAGTTTTAGTTTTAAAAAAGCCTTTGTGTTGTGGATATCTATGCATAAAATATCTTGCATACATCGATATGAAGTCGTTACTGATCTTGAATGGGTTGCCATAGGTCACAACACTTGTCTCCCACCTAACCCTGTTAATAATCATCCATGCTGACATCTTCTTAT